GTAACATGACAAACTATGATACTGGTATATATGAAGAATTTAAAACTGTTAGAAAATATTTTGGTACAAAAAAACCTGGTGAGAATGTAAATGGAAAAGTTGTAAAAAATAATAGTGAATTTGATTCATTGAATTATAAAGACTTACAAAGTTTGTGTAAGGAAAAAAATATACCTTGCACAGGTAAGAAGGAAGAATTAATTGAATCTTTGAAAAATGTTGAGGTAAACTGATGTATATAACAGATGCCGAATATAAATCATTTACTGGTAGACCTAAAAGTGAAGCAACAAAAGTTAGAATAAGAATAGCCAGTAAACTATTAGATAGCAGAATAGGAAATCATGGCGTATATTCTAATGGGTGGAAAATAGACAAAGATAGCTATGATGAATGGTATGTTGATAACAATACATTATTAGCTCATGACCAGGTTATTGCAGTTAAGATGTGGGTTTCTGTAATGGTAAGTTGTTTATATGATAATGATAATAAGCCAGTTACAAATAAAAATGTAAAACTTGGGCGATTTTCAGTTGGCAATTCTGGGGTGAGCAATATTTTTAATCAAGTTTTACCTGAAGAAATGAAGTATCATGATTCAATATTAATTTCTTCAGGATTAATAAAAAGGGCGATTGATATAAGATGAGTATGCAGCAATATAATAATTTGATGACTCACAGCATAAAAATAAGAAAAAGAGCTAGAAATAAATCAGGTGATTTTTATGATTTGTCAAGCTCAACAGTAAAAGGATTTTGCCAGTATGGTAATCATTTTTATACTGATGAAAAAGGTGAGAAAAAGTTAGCTACTGCAATTGTATTTTTAAAAGATGATTGTGGCATAGATGTAAATTATGATTATTATATGATTGACCAATTAGCTCCATATAATCGCCCAAATTTGGAAGTTAAAAAGGCAGACCCAATTGATGACCCAAGAACTGGCAAAACACATCATTTTGAATGTTTTTGCACGTAAATATAAATAATAGAGGTTGATGTATATGGCTAAAAGTTATTTTTGTGAAACATATAAAGGTACTGGAAAATTTAAAATTCAAAAAACATCAGACTATCCATTCAAAATCAATGAAGTAAGGATATTAACAAAAGATGGGGTTATTCCTGTCAATGAAATAAATGTCTATAAGACTGCTTTAAAGATTTATGTTAAAAATAATGACGACAGCATAAATACAAAACATAAATTAAGAAAGAAAAGCAATTTTATAAACAGGTATAGATATTATCCTGATATAAATTTATGTAGCAATCAGACATTTGTTGTGAGAAGTAAAAATAGATTGAAAAGGCATTATCATATAACAATATCAGGATATGAAATGGTAAATTAAAGGATGGTATAAATGGCATGGGAGAATTGGCGGGGTAATTTATTAACAAATTTAGTGAACCAGGCTGCCGTAAATGGGGTTAAAAAAACTGGTGAACTTATATTATTTGAGGCAAAAAAAGAAGTTCCTTTGGATGAAGGTACTTTACAAAGAACCGGTATTGTGATTATGGCAGCTGGTAATATACCTGCATGTGTAATTACATTTGGTGGTGGTGAAGGTACTGGATTTCCAATTGTTCCTTATGCTATAAGATGGCATGAACAAAATGCTAATTTCCAGCATGGTAGAAAAAGATTTTACTTAAGAGATCCATTTAATAGATTAGTTGAAAAAACATTGAAAAGATTTCTTAAAGAAGAAATGAGGATATTTATGTCATGATTGCTGATGATTTTACTGATTGGTTAGAATTAAAAGGATTTGGTACAGTTGGAACAAATCTATTTGATAATTTTCAACCAGATTCTCCAGATAATTTAATATCTACATATGATGTAAATGCTCCATCAATTTCTGAATCTAGTTCATTAAGTGTTGATCAATATGCTATACAAGTTATTGTTAGAAATACTGCTAAATCATCAGCAAAAAATATTATTATGAGTATACATAAAAAATTTATGGGATTTAGTGGTAGATTAATTACAAATGGTGCATTGATAAGTATGGTATTCAATGATACGCCACCATATTCAATAGGTAAAGATGAAAACGGAAGACATGAATATAGTGCATTTTACAGAATGAGAGTAGTGACAGATGCAAGTGGTAATGATTATAGATTGTAAGAAATGAGGTGAAATCTTGATTAAGAAAAAGAAATTTATTAAATTATTAGCTAATATGTTATTATTTCCTATTGTTCCAGTATTATTTGCTGGTGACAACGTTGATAATGAGGTAAAATTTGGAGGCACGCAGGTTAAAGTTGATAATGAAGTTGTGGCAAAGGTTACTGGCTTTAACATAAATACATCGGTTAAAGAAGAAAATATTACAGGGAGTGAAGATATAGTACCTGGAACTGATGTTTTACACGAAAAGTTTACAGCTATATCAATTTCTGAAACAGCAAATGTTGAAGGCATTGCAATTGAAACAGCTGCTAATGGATTAGATGATGGACAAAGCGAGCTTAAAGATGCAGTTAAATCTGGTAAAGTTATTACATTAAATAGTACAAAAAACACTGGATACGGATGGAGTTTAAGCGGATTTTTTACATCGTATGACGAAACTGGAGATACAAGTACAGTATATAAATATAAAGGAACTTTCAGGGTTAATGTTAAGACTGAAATAACACCAGGAAGCTAAATAAGATTAGGAGTAATTTGAAAGTATGAATAATGATGAAAGAATAAAATATCTTAATGAAAAACATAAAGAGATATCTGATAGGCAAGAAAAAGAATTATATATTGATTTTGATGAAGCTTTGCAAGATGAACAAAAAAAAGAAGAATATATTACAATAAAATTGCTGAATAAAAAATATAAAATTCCTTCTAAAATGCCATTTAATTTTTCTACTTTTTTTCTAAGATATTGCTATAAAAGGGTTGGAAAGAAATATGCAGTTGTAATGCCTGAAGAAAAGATGCAGGAATTTCTTGAATTAATGTTACCGAAACAGCTTTTTATTGACATATATAAAAGTAAAGAACAATGTATATCAACTGAATTTATATGGGGAAAGATTGTTCCTAAAATAATGTCATTATGGGGATATGACATAAATCCAGAGAAGGCAAAAGAACTGGAAAAAAAAATGTTGAGCCAAGGATAATTATTTGGGCATGGGGAAGTCTTGAGGCTGATTTTTTAAGATTTTACAAGATTAATTTAAATCATGCACATGAAAATAATTTAATATCATGGAGAAGATTTTTAGTTCTAGTCCGAGAACTTCCTGAAACATCGGCATATAACAGATTTCTACAAAACAAAGAAAATAGAAATTTTGTAAATATGGATGATGATTATATTTTTGATAATATGAATAAAGTGAAGGTGTAAAAATGTTTGTAGTTGGTGAAGTTGTTGCTCCAATAAATGCAGATACAAGACCATTCCAGAGAGGTTTAAATAGTGCCCATTCGATGGGTTCTACTTTTATTACCAGAATTGGATCTACATTTCAATCTTTCGGAAAAAGTATGGCTAATTTTGGAGCTAACTTAACTAAATATGTTACTGTTCCTTTGGCTGGCGCTGCTGTTGCTGTATTCAAATTTGGCAAAGATTTTGAATCAGAATTATCTAAAGTTGTTGGTTTAGTTGGAGTATCTAGAGACCAGGTCGATGCATGGGGCAAAGACATATTAGAATTAGCCCCTGAACTTGGTAAAGCTCCTCGAGAGCTGGCAGATGCTTTATTTTTTGTTACATCAGCTGGAATAAGAGGTGCAGAAGCTATGGAAGTATTAGAAATGGCAGGTAAAGCTTCTGCGGCTGGGTTGGGTGAAACTAAAACTATAGCTGATTTAGTAACAAGTGCTATGAATGCTTATGGCAAGGAAAATTTGTCAGCTGCACAAGCTACTGACATAGTAACTGCTGCCGTTCGAGAAGGTAAAGCCGAAGCATCAGAATTAGCGGCAACAATGGGAGCAGTTTTGCCTTTAGCATCTGAAATGGGAGTAACCTTTGACCAGGTTGCAGCTACACAAGCAGCAATGACAAAAACTGGTACAGATGCAGCCGAAGCAGCTACACAATTAAAAGGAATTATGGCCGGCTTAATAAAACCATCAAAACAGGCAGAAGACCAGCTATCGGCTATGGGGACAAGTTCTTCTGACTTAAGAAAAAAGATTCGTGAAGAAGGTTTATTAAGTGCATTAATGGAACTTAAAGAGCTTACAAATAAATATGGTGAGGAAGCTATGGCGCGCGTATTCCCTAATATTAGAGCGCTTATGGGTGTCCTTGATTTGATGGGTTCTAATCTTGATTCTAACATTGAGACATTTGATAAAGTTGCTAATTCAACAGGAATTTTAGATGATGCTTTTGAAGCTGCTAGTGAGACAGTTGATTTTAAATGGAATCAAGCACTAGCACAAATTCAATCAACAGCAATAAGTTTTTTTGATGTTATGAAAGCTTCTTTAATTCCAATTCTTGAAAAATTTGTAGATGTATTAGGCTGGATTGGCAATAAATTTTCATCGTTAACGCCAGGACAACAAAAAATAATAGCTGGGTTTGTTGCAATTGCTGGAATAATAGGTCCTGTAATATTAGGTATTGGGACTTTATTTTTAGGACTTGCCGGTGCTATAGGTGGTGTAATTACAATTGTTACAACACTTGGTGCTGTAATATCTGCGGTTGGACTTCCTGTTTTAGCAGCTATAGCAGCAATTATTCCTATTATTATAGGATATATTGCTGGATTTATTGCAATAATTGGAGGTTTGATAGCAGCATTTGTCAATTTATATAATACAAATGATGAATTTAGAACAAATGTTTTAAATACATGGAATGTAATAAAAGAAAATGGGAAAGTAATTTTTGAAGAAATTAAAAATACAGTAATATATGTTTTAGGAATTATTAAAAGATTTTGGGCAAAGCATGGCGATGAAATTAAGGAAATTGTTAAAAATATATTTTATATTATTCTTGGGATAATAAGAACTGTAATGTATCTAATAAAAGATGTTATTAAATTAGTAAGTGCAATAATAAAAGGTGATTGGTCAAAAGCATGGGAAGCTTTAAAAAGCATTGTAAAAACTGTTACAATTTCAATTATTAAAGGTATACAAGGAATGAATGTTGGTGCTGTTAAAATATTTAAATCACTTGGGAATGTAGCGGTTTCATTAATTCAGAATATGGTTTCTAGAATCGGAAGTGCAATTGGCGCATTAACAAAAAAAGGCATTGAAGCTGGAGCCAAATTTATATCTGGTTTAGGTAAAACTGATTTTGTTAATGCTGGAGTTAAAATAGTTGCTGGTATTATTAGAGGCATAAGGAAAATGTTTGGCGATGTTACCAGAGTTTCTAGAGAATTAGCTGAACATATAAGAGATTTTTTCCCATTTTCTCCAGCCAAGATTGGACCATTGAAAGACCTAGATAAAGTTGATTTTGCTGGACCTATTACAATGAGCTTAGATAAAGCTGCTGCCATTATTGATGATAGTTTTTTAAATAATCTAAGTTTAGATACAGCTGGAATTGGTGGAGGAATTACAACAAACAATAATAATAGTGGGTTTAATTTTTATGGCGATATGTATTTTGAAGGCGTAAGAGACATGGATGACCTCTTGACAAAAATGAAAAATGTTGTTCAAAAGCAAACAGGAAGGAGATTTTAAAATGTCCTATACTGTTAAGCTAAATGGTGAATATTTACCACAAAATGTAGTAGTAAAAGATGGCACTCTTAATATTTATATAGATGAAAATGATAAAAAAACTTTGTCTTTTGTTCTTATAGATAGAACTGGAGGAAATGTAAATTATATAATAACAGAGTATGAAATCGGAACAAAAGTAGAAGTCTATGAAGATAGTAAACTTATATTTGGTGGACAATTGGATGAATTAAAAAGAAGAAAAATAAATCGTACTTATAAATCGGCTGAGATGATATTTGTTGACTGGAATTTCTTGACTGAAAAAAGGTATATAAATGGTATATATTATAAACAACCTATATCAGATATAATCAAAAAAATCATAGATGAATATTTTGCTGATGATAATATTTTGTATAATGATGAAACTATTGATGATGTTGCAAATGAAGTAGCTATAAATTGTAGCTATGCACAAGCACAGGATGTCTTTGACGAATTATCTGATTTAATAGGGTATAAATGGAATATAGATAATAATAAATATTTTTATTTTAAAGAAAGAGGAAATATAACAGGTCCTGATATTGTAGAAGAGCATTCTGATTATTTATTTGAAAGTTTGAGGTATAGTGATAATAGAAACAATTATAGAAATACACAAAT